ATCAACTCGGTAATATGGAACAGCCGTTCGTCAACATCATGCCGGTGGATGGTCCTATCACTCGAAACGGAGGTGCATGTTCTTATGGATCCGTAGAATTGCGTGATTGGCTCATTCGTGCAGCCAATGACCCAATGTGTCGCGGACATGTTTTCTATGTTGACACTCCTGGAGGTTCGGCATGGGCTAAAAACGATTTCCAACAGGCTATCGATTATGCACATTCAATGAACCAGAAGGTTATCGCCTTCATCGACGGTCAATGTGCTTCCGCTGGTATGTACCTGGCTTCGCTCTGTGATGAAGTGTATTACATGCACCCGAAAAACCAATTTGGATGTATCGGTGTCATGGCTGCATTCTACACAGAAAAGCCGGACACAACCAACAAGTTCACAAACGAGACCTATCGCGAATACTATGACCCTGAATCATACGAGAAGAATCAGTGGTACCGCGAGATTGAGAAGGACGGCGATGCCACCTTGCTCATTGAAGAACTGAAGGAGTTGGGTGTGGAGTTCCGCGCAGACGTACAAAAGGCTTTCCCTGCTGCTACCGATGAATATATCCACGGTAAGATTTTTGATGCTGAGAAAGTTGTTGGCATCCTCTGTGACGGACAATCCACCTTTGGCGAAGTCGTTGCACGCGCTTTCGCACTTTACGATGGTGCAGAACCTGTCAAGCGCAAAGAGGCAACACCTCCCGCATCTTCTGAAGGTTCTTCTGATGGTGATGCCTCAGAAGGTAATGCTATAGTTCCCGCCGCTTCTGCGGAGGGCTCCAAAGAGAACAACCAAAATAGTAATAACCCCCAAAATCAAGAAAACATGAAGAAGTACGAATCTATCGCTGCTGCTTGTGGCGTGGACGAACTGGTCGTGACGGAGGAAGGTTCACACTTCGTTCCTGAAATGCTCGACCAACTCGAAGCATCACTGGCTACGGCTTCTACTGAAAAGCAGAACGCCGAAAAGCGTGCCGATGACCTTCAGGCTAAACTTGATGCTGCTGCAACCGAACAGACGGAGGCGGTCAACAACAAGGAGAAAGAACTGAACGAGGCACATGAGACTGTCGTAAACAACCTGAACACCGAGAAGGCTCAGTTGGAAAAAGATCTTGCTGACGCTCGCAAGGCGAAAGAGGATGCTGAGAAGGCTCTTGAAACAGCCAATCAGACCATCAAAGACCAGACGGCTCAGATTGAATCGCTCACTACCGCCGCCGCTGCAATGCACGACGAAGGCGCAAAGAACAACGGTCAAGGTGCTGCTGCCGAGGAGCCTAAGTGTGCCATGCCTGAGTATGACCACACAAAGTCTCCGCTCGAAAACGCTCGCATCCGTAAGGCTGCTGGCTTCTAAGCTAAACCAAACGTAAGTTAGTAATAAACCCAAAATCTCAAACATTATGCCAAATCAAGCTCCCGTTTTCATCGGCAAAGAGGCTCTTACGCACGTTGCCGAGACTGTAGGCAAACAGATCATCATGGGTCCTGCCTACAACGACCCTGAACTGCTCGACCGCTTGGGCATTCAGGTGATTTCTGGTGTGCAGTTTAAGAAAACTGACCACCTGCTCGTTCGCAAGGGTGGCACCACACGCCGTAAGGTGGTTGGTACTCCCGTAGAGAACAAGATTGGCTTCCTCAAGGAACGCACGCTCGTCGCAAAGCTGACCTGGAACCGTTACAAGGACAACATCGACAACTATGTTGAGACTGTCTTTGGTACGGACGGTAAGCCTGGTGGCGACTACCCATTCTCTACGATTGCGGCTACCGCTATTCTGGCTTCCTATGCCGAGGATCTTCAGGCATGTCTCTTCTTCGGCGACATGTCATTGGAGAATGACCCCGACGAGGCAAAGCAGAAGCTCTCTCTCTACGATGGTTTCCACACCGACATGGCAAAGGACATGGAGGAGGGTATCATCAGTGCCGAGAACAAGAACCTCATCCCTTGCGACGCTATCGCTGCTCCTACCAACGCTCACGACTCCACTCCGTTCGACACGGTGCTGGAATGGTACACCAAGTGGGATGCTCGTCTGCGCCAGCAGAAGGATGTGCGTCTCGTCTGCGACATCTTGCGCGGTATCTATATCGCACAGGGCTATGCCAACAAGTACCACGGCAACAGCAAGGTGAAGTACCTCGACAATGGCAACTTCACTGTGCCTGAAATGCCTCGCGTGCAGTTCGTTCCTACCGACGCTTGGGGTGTTGGAACTCGCCTCGCTGCTTGGATCCCCAACAACCTCCAGTATGGTGTTGACTCTGAGAGCAACCAGAGCTTCGTCAAGACGCAGTTCGGCTCCGATGACGATGCTCAGGACGTAATCTTCCAGATTCAGTCCATCCAGGGCACTCGTCTGATGAACCCGCTCTCCAGCGCATTCGTGATGACGAACGGCTCTATTGCTGAGAACGTCATCAACGGCGACTACACCAACTCCAAGTTGGTTGTCAACGTAGATCCTAATGCTGGTGGCACCGTGACTGTCAACGGCGAAGCCTACACCGAACCCGTAGAGTTCGCTGCTAACGACATCATCACACTCGTGGCTACTCCTGCCGAGGGCAAGCACTTCAAGTCTTGGTCTAATGGCAAGACTACTGCGACCATCACAGTAACGGCTACGGGTCTGCCTATGGCTCTCACGGCGTTCTTCGAGAACAACTAAACCCTTGGGGAGTGTGCGGCGTGGTTATGCCACGCCGACCTCCTCCCCATGATTCTGTAATCGAAATTATCAACTCGTAAATTTATAAGATTATGCCTACACCTACTGTTACATGTCCCACGCTGACTGACTTCCTCAATGAGGAACAGTGCTTGGAGAACATCGCTGGTACAAGTGCTATCGCATATTACTTTGTCAAGAGCGATCTGGCTGCGCCTCTCACTCGTACTGGCTGCGTATATTCGACTCCCACTTTCAAGACTGGCAAGGGTCTCTACAAGTTCGACCTCAAGGACGGCTCACAGAAGATCGAAGGCGAGAGCCAGGGCAACAACAAGGGTTTCAACCTGACTTACGACGCTGTGCTTGACGCAGTGAACAAGAAGGCTGCTGAACTCTCTCGTGCGCTCAACAATCTCGACATCGGTATCATCGTGCCTGACAACGAGGACACGCAGATCATGTATGACCCCAACCATCGTGTGAAATGCGATACCGGCGGTATCAAATCTACCACGGGTGCCGCTCCTGGCGATGAGCGCAACACGACGTTGCAGTTCAAGCTCGAAGGTGTCCACTACGACAACCTGTATGTCACTCCTCCTTCTGCTGAAGGTGGTTGGGATTCCTTGCTCGCATCCGCTGGTTCTTAATCCGCGTCCGACCAAAGAAACGCTTGTACTCGTTACCCCCCTCGGCTTTCTGCCGCTCCTATCAATGCCCGCTGGTTCATACCAGCGGGTTTTCTTTTGTAACCGTATTCATTTTCGGGGAAAATCCCCTAAAATTGTTCCGCTACACAAAATCCCCCGTTTTACCTTTGCGTCAGTAATTCATAAATTCATTAAATCATTCATTCATCATTTCATGGAAACAAAACTTTTTACCCAACTTTCGGCTACTGAGAAACAGACGTGGCTCGAAAACTATCAGACATGGCTCACTAAACTTCCAGCCATTGAAAAGGCGACTAACATCACCTCTACTCTTCGTGCTGACATCGAAGAAGGTTTAACCCTCCTGGCTGCATTTCCCTACTGCCGTTCATTTGTGGCTGAAGCATTCCGTTTCAAGGATTACAAGTACCGCCTCAAACTGATTCGCCGCTATGCCGACCAAGTAACGGCTGACGCAAAAGAAATCATGCAGAAAACCATTGACCTTTCTGATCCATCCCTGCTTGTGCCTCATGTTGGCCGTCCCACCAAGGAGGAAGCCGCTGCTCGTGCCATGAAAGCAGAACAGGAACGTATCGAGAAGGAGGCGAACGAAGAAACGCTATTCGGTAAGAAGGCTGACATCCCAACCGTGGAACCAGCGGCTCCTGCTACGGTGTCTGGTTCGCTCATCGGCGATGCCCGTCTGCATCTGGATCAGTTGAAGTGGTTGCTCTCCCCTACTCTGCAAGAGGCTGTGGATAGTGTTCACGAACTCCGCACCAAAGCCGCCGAAGCAGCTACCATCGCAAAGCAGATGGCAACGGACGGCAAACCTGAGAAGGATATAGAACCGTTTGCTCAGGAGGCGGCTGAAAAGACTGAGGCGTATGAAAACATCTATGCTCGTGTAGATGACGAAATGGCTCGCGTTTATGTCCGTCTGAAGGAGGATAAGACTTTCATCTCATCTATTCAGGCAAAGAAGATTGACCCGACTGAACTGCGTACCATGTTGCGCCCATATTGGGACAAACTGGAAGATGGAGATAAGGAGAAGGTGAAGAATGAGGTCATAGATTTCATCAAGGCTAACGACCCCGAACAGGCTGCTATCCGCGAGAAGGAGGAGAAGAAAAAAAAGGCTGCTGCCGATATCATCAAATACCTCCAGCGCAAGGATAAGGTGAATACGGAAAAACGTATTGCCGGAATGAAGGCAAAATTCGAGGAACTGAAGGCTCTCATTGGTGAGGAAGAAGCGAACATTTATCTTCCAGTGCTCAATGTGGCGATTGAGGATTACGAAAAGAACGTAAAGCCGAAGAAGGAGGCTGATAAGGCCGAGAAGGAGGCTAAAAAGGCCGCAAAAACAGCGGAAAAGAAAGATAAAAAGTAGTGCTCATGTCTAAACCTTCACCTCAATACTTCGACCTCGTGGAACGCTGGATATTGGGCGGTGTGACCATCGAAAAGGTGATCATGTCGCCCGACCAGCGGTACCGCGCTCTTGCTGCCTACGAAGCATATCAGATCTGGCTTCAGGACAAACAAATCCGTCCGACGGACATCATGCGTCGTATCGCAGCTCGCGAATACCCTATCATTCTCAAAAAAGCGGAATCCGGCGACCCGACGGCTCAGGAGTATGCGCGTGCCTTAAATCTCGTACCAGGCAAACAACGTACTATTACGGAGATATCCAATGACGTGGCTCTCTTTAATCACCTCATTGGCGTTTTTGACACGCCAACGGAGAATATCGAGAAGGCAAAGGTGATGGATGCCTCAGACTGGCTTATTCGTGAAGGGATGAAAATGGGTGATGCCCGCGCCGTGAAGTCTGGTGCGGACATCAAAATGCAGATGAACAATAACTTCCAAGAGAAGGAATCACCGACCGACCAAATGCCGAACGTGGAAATCAATATCACTGGCGATGTATCTGTTATCAAGCGTGACCGTGTGAACTACACTGATGAGGAGAAAAAGAAGTATGCACGTCAATATGGACTCACTCAAAAACAGGTGCAGGAACTCGTACAGCAGCCAGACGGCTCATGGGAAATTCCGTCAGACAATGCAGAACCGAATCCAGACCTAAATCCTGATATTTTCATAGCCAATGAAGAATAGCCGTCGTGATGTATATATGAACGCGATGCAGCAACGCATCTACTATTCCAATGCCCGTGATGTGAGGTTGTTGGCTTCGCGTCGTTTTGGAAAGACAGACGGCTCTATCGGTCCTCGTATTTACCGTGTCAGTATGTCAATGGAACGGGCAACGAACATCTGGCTTGGTAATAGTCGTAAGCAGCTCTACACTCGTACAGTCCCTGGCACTATCGCGGCCATTGAGCGTTTCTTCGGGCTTCAGGAAGGAAGGCATTTCGGATGGGGGAAACCGCCTCGATGGGTGCCAGACCCTATCATCAAACCTAAGACATGGGATAATATAGTGTGGTTCGCAAACGGAACGATATGGCAACTTGTATCACTCGGTGTCACGGGTTCTGCCAACTCTATTACGGCAAATTCCATCGTGGGCGATGAGTGTAAATTCATGTCTAAGGCTAAGATTGATGGTGAGGTAATGGCGGCTTTGTCAGGTATTGTGCATCCGCTTGGAGATCCTGCATTTACCGAAAACAATCCTCTCTTCAAATCCACCTTCTTCGCTTCTGATGCCTCGCTGACGGTCAAAGGAAACTGGCTTGAAAAGGAAGAGGAAAAATTGGATGCACACCCTGAAAATGGTCCCTTCCAGAAAATGTCATACCGTGCCATCCAAGATGAATTGACGGCGTATGCGGAGAAAGTGATGTTTTACAATGAACTTCTCAGAAACGCAAAACGTGATAATTGCAAGATTCAGGTGCTTCGTGCAGAACAGATAGCTGCTGTTCGGGCGAAGGCTGAAGCAATGATGAACCATGAAGGCCCGTTCCGCATCCTTCCTAACTATGGCCGGCGCATCAATAAAGCGATGTTGGATCAGTGTATCGCATACAAACTGATTACACCCGATGAAGCGGAATTGCTATTCTGCCATCAATATCTCATCACGCCTGAACAGGATTTTGAATTGCAGATGATAGCAAATTCAAAGTCTTATCAGAAGCGCATCCGTGAATTACAATGTAATGCTTTTACGTTCTGGCGCGGCACAACACTTGACAATATCGACCTCCTTGGGGATGCTTACATCGCAAAGATGAAGCGTGACCTTCCACCTATCGTCTTTGCCATTTCTATCTTGAACCTTAAACAGGCAAAATGTAACGATGGCTTCTATTCCAATCTTGATATAGAGAATGTTCATGGCTACATTCCTGAAGAATGTCCGGCCATTGAACAGCAGATGACAAAGCGCACGGCTTCTACTATCCACGGAGGACAGCAGATAGATATGGAGTATGAGACTCCTGATTTCGGAGAACTCCAGAAGTTGAAGGATTGCACGCTGGATGGTGATGTGGTGGATGCCCTGCCGCTTTATATCGCGATGGATTATAACGCTAACATCAACTGGATTGTCACAGGACAAATATACCGACGTGATAATCAGGAATGCCTTAATGTCATTTCTTCCATGTTTGTAAAGAATGAACGCAAACTTCGGGAATTGGCGGGTGACTGGCACCATTATTATAAACCGAAAATGGGTAAGTGCCGTGATGTGGTCTTTTTCTATGACTCTACGGCAAAGTTCCGTGGGTATGCCATTGAAGGGGCTGAGGACTTCAAGGATGTCATCATCAATAGTCTTACATCTTTTGGCTGGAATGTACGACCTGTTCCTATGGGTGCTCCGTTTGAACATGAAATGAAATATAAGGAAATCAACGAAGCCCTTGCTGGTCTCTCCTACCCCGCTATCCGCTTTAATCGTGATAATAATGAGGCCCTGATTGTCGCGCTTCAGACAGCAGAGGTTTCCATCGGTTATAAAGGTTTCCGCAAATCAAAAGCGGGTGAAAAACTCTCCGAGGACGCTGACGATGCGGTACGTCTTGAATACCGAACAGACGGAACGGATGCTTTTGACACACTTTTCATCGGAGTTAAGCATTTCCTCAACTCTATGTCTGGACTGTGCCTACCTCTTGGAGATTAAAAAATCATTTGTTCCGCTCGCATTTCTGGTACGATGTATCTTTGCTTCCGTAATTAAAATAACTCCCCTAAAATGGTTTCGACATGACAGCCATCGATTTTTACTACCACACTGAAGATAGCAATTTCTATTCTTCAATACTTGAAGGTGGTGTGAACGTACAACTGACGTTTAACACTCCGAACCCTGTTCGCGTCACACTGGAAACTCGTCTTGACGAAGATTTGCCTTGGACGTTTATGCGCACAATGATGGCTTCTGAAAGCCTCTTGTTTTCACTCTCTCGATATGCCGAAGGGCAGCAGTTCCGCGTTCGTTGTTCCGTTCGTCCGGCTACAGCAAACCATTCTCCGATTGACCCTGGTGCAGTACCCACGGATGAAGAATTTAATGAATTGACGCAGAGAGTGGTTGACCTCGAAGAGGGAAACGAACCACTGGTGCTTTCTATCAATCCTGAGACGGGAAATCTCGAACAGGAAGGTGTTTCTTCTGGCACATTCTCTATCGACACCGAAACAGGACACCTCTGTTTTGAAAGTTAGTAAATCTCTAAATAGTATATCATCATGCCTACAAAGAAGATTATCGGTCGAATTATTCCCTTCTCGCGTGGGGAGTATGACGCTACCTACAACTATGACGTGTTAGACCAGGTACAATCGGCTACAGCTATTTACCAGTCTCGTAAACCAAACAATCTCGGACACCCCGTGACTGACACGGAATGGTGGACGAAGTACTTTGACGTTGGCGCGGCTATTGAAGCGGCCACTTCACAAGAGACTCCTGAAGCTCAGTCTGGTGCGGTGGTGCGTCGTATCATGGCAATCGATCAGAACGGACAGCCTTGTTCCATCACGCCCGCTGTTCTGGTGAACTACGTGCTTGAAAACCTCCTGTCTTACGACCTTTTGGCCATCGAGCGTAACAACAACGACGATTAAAGTACTGTGCCCCGTGGTTTACTCACGAGGATAAAGATTAGAATATGAAAAGACTCAATAACTCTCAACCACTGGCGGTCACTACAACATTCAGACCACTCAACACCTCTATGCACATTGAGGTGATGGGTGGTTTGTCATCGTTGCAGTTTTACCGTCAGACGTTGCAGGAGTGGGTGCCAGATCATTCCATCGCTCCTGTCATCGATGCGCATGGTACGCAGACGGATGGAGCTATGCGATTGAGGGCTGTGTATTCTATCATCGACCCTGACAACAATTTGAACACCAACGACCTGGTGCCGCAAATTTTCTGGTATGTCGATGGTACACAAGTCACGTCAACGGATTCTACGCAGGACTACTACATCGTTGGCAATATCCTCTACGTCCGTAAGAACTTCACGCATTTGTTGGGCGCGAATATCTATTGTGAGTGCCGTTTCACTGACACCCGTACATCAACGCCATTCGTATTGTCAGACACGTTGCCGCTGACAGCAATACTGCAAGCAGATGAACAATGGAGTATCAACATCTTGTGCGACCGTACACGAAAGCATTTTCCGCTTCATGCTGCAACAACCATCTACTCTTTTGAGGCAGAAGCACGTCAGGGTAGTGCCGATAAAACGGATGCGGTGGCGTGGTTCTGGGATTATTCCATTGACAGAGGAGAGCATTGGCTGACGATTACTGACGATTGCCTCTGGTACGTTAGTGGTAAGAACGCATCCACATTATCTGTTGACATGGATTTCATCGAGAGTATCATGGTGCGCTGTCGTATCGGCACTGCAAATGGTACTTCTACGGTGGCTCCAGATCTTCCAAACGAGGCTACGGCATGTATCGCATGGCGTTTGCCTAAGATCATTCCTGTTGTGTTCTCATACGGTGGCGACCGCATATTTGCCGAAAATTCATTTATGACTTTCGGGCTGATTGTGCATGTCACCAAGCATAATGACTTGACAGAGGAACAACAACGTCATTGGCTGATGTGCGATTGGGCTGTGCGCCGTCAAGGTAGCAACGACACGCCTGTTGCGCTCGGTGCATACGGATTGGAGGTCGTGGTGCCACAACGCTTCATCTATGACACGTCTGGAGCGAAGTTTAT